CAAGCCCTTACCGAATGAGCGCACAGCTTCTCGCTAAGGTGCGAGGATTGATCGCACATGCACTAAGCCCTAATTCCATGGTGGGTTAATGACAGCCCCTATAACTACCCTTCGCACGACTTTAGCAACTGCCCTAGTGGATAACACCAAGTGGCAGACCTTTGCATTTCCACCTGCAACAATCCTTGCTAACTCAGTAATCGTGTCTCCAGATGATCCTTACTTGACACCTAGCAACAATGGTCAGATTTCTGTTAAGCCAATGGCTAACTTTAAGATAATCATGACTGTGCCTTTGTTTGATAATGAAGGAAACCTTAACGGCATAGAAGATACTGTTGTAGGCGTGTTCGCTAAGTTAGCAGCATCATCTCTGGTCTATAATGTAAGTGCGATCAGCGCACCAAGTATTCTCAACGCGGCAGGTTCAGACTTGCTCAGCTGTGAGATGTCAGTCAGTATCCTAACGAGTTGGAGCTAAACCATGACCGAATTGGAACAATGGGAAAAAGAGAACGAAGCATTCCTGATCAAAATCGGTCAGGTAAAGCCAGCAGCACCTAAGCCAGTAACCAAGAAAGAAGAGGAATAATCCGATGGCAGTTTATCTAGCAAATACGGGAGTTCTAACTGTTAATGCGGTAGATCTCTCAACTTTGGTCACGAACATTACTATCAATCGCTCATTTGACGAGCTTGAGACCACAACACTTGGGGATCAGGGTCATCGATTTGTAAAGGGCTTGGAAGCTTCAAGCATTACTATCGACTTCCTAAATGATGAAGCATCTACAAAGACACTTCAGACACTTAACAGCACATGGGGTCAGAATGTAACTGTTACATTTAAGCAGACATCTGCTGCTGTATCAGCCGCTAATCCTCTTTACACAATGACTTGCTTGATCAACAACACAACACCTGTAAATGGTGCAGTTGCAGACCTATCAACTCAGAGCGTAACTTGGAACGTATCAGGTACAATCGCAGTAACCACATCATAAAAAACTAACAAAGGGGCAAAATCATGGCAAAGCTAAAGATCGTTCGTACAGATGGCAGTGTTATCGAAGGCGAAATAACGCCCGCGGTAGAATACTTTTTTGAACAGCAGACAAAGATGGGTTTCCATCGTGCGTTCAGAGAAGAGGAAAAACAAAGCCATGTTTATCTATTGGCGCATGAGATTGTTCGCAGGTCAGGTGAAACTGTAAAGCCTTTTGGGATGGAGTTTATCGAGACACTGAAAAGTGTTGAGGTTCTAGACTCTGACCCTTTAGCATAAAGCGAGATCTGCCATTCACCTACCTAATAGCTCGCTTGAGCATTAGGTTGCAGATCCCGCCACAGTATTTGTTAGATCTAGATAAGAACATGCTCGATGCATTAGTGCAAGGGCTCAAAGACGAAGCGAAGGAGACCAGCGATGCCAGTAGAGTTCGCAGGGGTAAATAATCTTCGCAAGGCTCTTAAAGAGTATGCTCCAGATTTAGACAAAGCTCTAAAGAAAGAATTGGCATGATTAGCAAAGCCTGTAGTTACTAAGGCTAGAGGCTATGCCCCTGCTGTTGCACCTTTAACCAATTGGGGTCGTGAAGGCGGTCGCTTTCCTAATTACAACGGAGCAGCAGTAAAGGCTGGAATTAGCTTTAGCACAGCCAAATCTAAAAAGAACAATCGTGGCTTTTCATCAAGCGTTCGCATTGTCAATAGAACAGCAGCAGGTGCTATCTATGAAACAGCTGGGCGCAAGAATCCATTTGGTCAGCCTTGGGTAGGACCTAAAGGTCCAGCAGGCAAGAAGTATTCTCATTCTCCTAACAAGTATGCAGGTCGTGACTTCATTGCTGCCATGGGTGGCGAGATGAAGGGTAAAGGTCAGGATAAGGGTCGGCTTATTTATCGTGCTTGGGAAGAAGATCAAGGCAAAACACAGGATGCCATGATCAAAGCAGTCCTTAGAGCAGATGCAGAGTTTCAGAAAAAGACTGGTGGCTTGGTTGCTGGTAGCGTTAGGAAGGTTGCATAATGGCTCAGTCCAACATTGACATTAAGATTATTGCCGAGTTCTTAGGAAAGAACGCATTTAAGCAAGCAGACACAGCAGCGACCAAACTTAACAAAACAGTCAAGTCTTTAGGTTCATCTTTCGGCTTAGCCTTCGGTGGAGCTGCTTTAGGCTATGCAGTTAAGTCCACAATCAAAGACTTTGCAGATGCACAGCGCGAAACAGTCAATCTTACTAACACAGTCAAGAACCTTGGTCTTGCTTTCGATGCCCCACAATTAACTGCTTATGTAGATCAGATCGGCAGACTGTACGGAGTTACAGGAGATCAAGCAGTTCCAGCAATGCAGGCACTTCTGTCTGTAACTGGCTCTGTATCAAAGTCCACAGAGATCATGAATGCTGCTCTTGACCTTGCTGCTTCTCGTTCAGCCAATGTCGCAGATGTAGCACAAGATCTTGCTAGTGCCTATGTGGGCAATACAAAGGGTCTTAATCAGTATCGCCTAGGTTTAACTAAGGCGGAATTATCAGCTAAGACATTTGAAGAGATCATGTCAGTTATTGGCAAGCAGACTTTAGGCGCGGCAGATGAAGCAGCTAACAGCCTCAGTGGTCAATTAGCGATCCTTGCAGAGGTAAGCAATCAAGCTAAAGAGCGTATTGGCGGAGCATTATTCCAAGCCCTTGGTGGCTTAGCAGGTCCAGATGGAGCAGGTGGAGCAGCTAAGAACATTGAGAACCTATCAATGAAACTTAGCGATGCAATTACAGGATTTGGCTATTTAGTTAGAGAAATAAAGGTTGCTCAACCTATTCTCGTTGCAGCAGGTATTGCGATCGGTCTTGCATGGGCTCCATGGTTTACAGCTATAAGCGTTGCAGCTTTAGCCATTGGTGCTATTGGCAACGCAATGAAGAAGAATCAAGCGCAAATAGCATTGAACACTGGTCCTTTAATGTTTCCTACTGCTGGTGATGGTGGATACAAAGAGCGTGAGGCTGCTCGTAAAAAGGCAGAGCAGGAAGCTATCGCTCGAAACAAGCAACTAGCTAAGCTCATCAAGGATCAGGCTAAGTCTGCCGCGGATGCAGTAAAGCAGAAGCGCATTCAGAATCTTATTGATAAAGCCAATGTATTGCTTGGTAAGAGCAGCGATGTCTTTGACCTTGACAAGATTCAGGTTGCGGCAGCCCTAACCAATCAAGCAGAGCAATTAGGCAAGGCAACATCAAGCGCACAGGTAATTGCGATTACTAATGATCTTGCTCGTCTTAATGTCAAGAAGTCAATGCTTGATTTAGAGGATGCCATTGCCGCTAAAGATGAACAAGCCATCATCGCTGCAACTAACAAACTCAATGCCGATCTTAAGATCCTTGGAACACTGGGTCAGCAGAATGTAAAGCTACTAGACATCAAGTCTATCCTTGAGACTTTAGTGCCTAAAGATCTTATTAACCTTGCCAATCTTAATGAGGCTTTACGCTTACTTGGTCTTATCAATCTTGCCTCTACTGGATCTAAGACAACCCCAGCAAGCCCAGCACCAAGCATTTCAGGCTTGACTCCAGCAAAGAGTATTGCTGAAACTAATGCCAATGTTGCTTCTTTAGGCGGCATCATCTCTAGCATCGGATCTAACCTAGTAGAGACCACATTATTGCCAGCAGTTCGCACAATCATCCAGCCTAATGGACGAGAGTTTTCTTCTTCCTTTATGCCTCAAATTACAATCAACACAGGCGTGGGAGACCCTAACGCTATTGCAGAGGCAATTGACGATGTTCTACGACAAGCGCGAGACAGAGGAACACTAACAGCGGTATGACATGGTTTCCAGAATGGCGCGTGACAGTAGGTGATGATGTCTATACGACTGTCACCTCTGTCTCCTTTGCATCTGGTCGCTTAGACATTGACAGACAATGCACAGCAGGTTACTGCCGAGTAGAGATCATCAATACAGACAATTCACCTTTTACCATCAATGTCACAGAGCCAATCCTTTTAGAATTGAAGAACTCATCTGGCACTTATGTCACAGTCTTTGGCGGAGAAGTATCAGACTTCAACATTGGTGTTAGAAGCCCTGAAGAAACTGGCTACATCACTACAGGTACGATTCTAGGCATTGGCTCACTTGCCAAGCTCACTAAGGCAGTCTATAACACAGCCCTAGCAGAGGGTTTAGATGGAGCGCAGATAGCCGCTATCTTAGGCAATGCCCTTAACCTGACATGGGCTGAAGTCACACCTACTGACACATGGGCAACATACCCAGCAACTGTTACATGGAATGAAGCAGAGTCTTACATTGGCACAATTGACTCAGGCTTCTACACAATGATTGCCTTGGCTGCTAACGCATCGGCTAAGTCTCAGACCTTGGCAGATCAGATTGCATCTAGCGCATTAGGTCAGATCTACGAGGAAAAAGATGGAGATGTTTCCTATGACGATGCAGACCACAGATCTAACACCCTTGCAGCAAATGGCTATACTTTCCTTGACGGGGCATTGGCAACACCAAGCTCTATCACAGCAACAACTCAGACTGCTCGCATCCGTAACAGCCTTATCTACCGCTACGCCACAGGATACGCCAGCACCTACAGTACCTCAGATCCCGATTCTATAGCCTCTTACGGGCTGTTTGAGCGTTCCTTTGACTCTAACATCAAG